AATTTTTAGATTAAATACTTTATTAAAAAATGATAATGATAGTACTTGATACTAATTTTTAGATTAAATACTTTATTAAAAAATGATAATGATAGTACTTGATACTAATTTTTAGATTAAATATTTTTTTAACATTAATTATTATTTATTTTTTAGATTAATAAATTTATTTATAGGTTCATTAAATAATTGAAGAATGAAATTTACTATATTTATTTTTATTTTAAATTTTTTTAAAAGCATATAAATATGTTTTTGATATATCTTTATAATCAATATAATCTAATTTAATATTTTTCTTACAATCTATTAATTTAAATCCTATTTTTTCACATAAATCAATTATATATTTTTTTGAAAAAAAATGAGATGTATATGAAAATATAAATTTTTTATAATATTTATTAATTTTATCAAAATTCCATTCAGGATTATGATCAATTATATATTTTATAGTTAATACAATATGTTGTATATTAATAAATATATCATTTGAATAATTATTATGTTCTCTAATAAATAATATTCCATTCTTTTTTAAAATTTTAAATGATTTTTTTAAACTATCTATAATATTATCTATACTACCAAAATGATGTAAAGAATGATTATACATAATTAATCCTATTTTTTTATCAAATTTATTATAAAACATTTTATTTAAATTATTTCCATGATAATATATATGTTTTATATTTTTACAACTATTTGTACCACTTGAACCCCAATTTATATCTGATTTTATATCAATACCAACAGGAATCATATCATTTGAAATAGCAAAAGCTTTTGTTATTTGACAATCACCAGAACCTATATCAAATAATGTTTCATGTTTTAATTTTTCTAAATTTTTTTTTTTATAATTTTATTCATATAATTTACTTTTGTATTAATATATTCTTCACTAGTTAAAGTAAATCCATTCTTATTTTTTTCTGGAATATTTTTATACCAATTGTAAATTTCTTTTATTATTATATGATCATTACTATTATTATTTACTAATTTTTCTATTTTTTTAGATATATTTTTAGATTGAATAATATTTATATCAGAAAATGAATATCTAATTAATTTATAAATATATTCATTTAAATTTTTTTTTTTACACATTTTTTTAAAACCAATAGAAATATAATTATTTATAACTATATTATGTAATAAATTTTTCATTATATATATATATAATGAAAAAATTTTAATATATTTTTTATTTTTTTAAATTTTATTAATATTCATACTAGATTAATAATATATATTTAAATATTCTTTTATTTTATTATTAAAAAATAGTAATATTTGTTTTTTTAATTTATTCTCTATTATTTTTATAAATATATATATATTCTAATTTTTTTATTTTTTCTTAACTTATAAATTAAGCTTTTTTATATTCAAAAAAATTTATTCTGAATAGATGATAATTTAATATTCAAAAAATATACTTAGTATTATTATTTATATGAATTGTAAAATATTAAAAATAAATATGATGATTTTAAAAATGATAATGATAGTACTGGATACTAATTTTGGATTAAATATTTATTTTTAACATTAATTATTATTTATTTTTTTGGTTATGAATATATTTATAAGTTCATTAAATAATTAAAGAATGAAATTTACTATATTTTATTTTTATTTTTATTTACTATTTCATTTATTTTTTAATCTGAATGATTCTTTTTTTTTGAATAAATTAAAAAATTCTAGATTTTTTTATAATAAACATATTAAACAACTTCATAAAAAAAAAAATTCTTGTAATAAAAAAATAAATTATATTGTACATCACAACTTATTTAATATTCAATTAGAATATAATAATATAACTGACTATTATTATGATAATAAATTTATAACAGGTAAAAATATTATTAATATTTATCCTGCTGGATTAAAAGGGTTTTATGAAATGGGTATGACTCTTTATATAAAAGAAAATTACAATATGGAAAATTTTATTTATAGCGGTGCATCAGCAGGTGCATGGAATACTTTATTATTAGCTTATAAAGGTAATATAATTGACTTTAAAAATATGATTAATGATTTAAATTTTACAAAATTACAAAATATTTATGAACTTCAAATAAAATTAAAAGAAAAAATATTAAATAGATTTATTGATAATGATTTTGATTTTAATAAAATGTATATTGGTGTTACTGTTTTAGAAAAAATGAGATTTAAAAATTATATATTTACTGATTTTGAATCACTTGAAGACGCATTAGATTGTATTATTGCTAGTTCTAATATTCCATTTTTAACAGGTAAAATTATTTATAAATATAGAGATAAAATATGTTTTGATGGATGGTTTTCAAAAGATTCATATATTCATCATCCTAGTGAAAAATTAATTATTGATTCTAATTTATTTAGTGAATTTAATAAATTAGAAACTATAAATAAAATTGATGAATGGGTTGATTTTAATAATAAATGGGTTGATATTCATAATAATAATATATTTGATAATAATTTTAATATATTATTAAAATTATTTGAAAAAGGATATTATGATGCTTCTACTAATAAAGATTATATCGAAAAAAATATATTAAATATTAATTAATATTAAAATTTAAAATATTTTTTATATTAGACATTATCCCATTTTGTTGGTGGTCTACCTACTAGTGATGTTGCTGCTCTCATATTTCCGAATTTTTTTTTATATCCTGTATTTTGTCTAAACTTATTAACAGTTATATTTCCCAATGAACTTATACCCTTTTGATCTAATCTATTTAAAAATTTTTTTATATTTTTATTATACAAATTTTTTCTACCATTTTCTATTCTATTTATTATTTTATTATATAATAATATATAAAAATTTTTTAATTTTATATTTTCAATTTCAGTCCTAATATCTTTATTTAAAATATTCATTGCTTGAGGCATATTTATTTTTATTTGATGTATTAGATATGGTCCTGAAGTCATAGGTTGTATTTCTCTTTTTAATATACTATTTATATTATTATTTTCTGGCTTTATATTTTTAGGTATTAGTGATGGTCCTGAAGTTATATGTTGTCTATTTAATATACTATTTTTATTATTATTTTCTGGCTTTATATTTTTAGGTATTAGTGATGGTCCTGAAGTTATATGTTGTCTATTTAATATACTATTTTTATTATTATTTTCTGGCTTTATATTTTTAGGTATTAGTGATTGTCCTGAAGTTATATGTTGTCTATTTCTAGGTGCTAGTGATGGTCCTGAAGTAATAGGTAGTTGTTTTGAATTACTTTTTTTTATTATTAAATTATTTATAATATAAGGAATTCTACTACTTTCTAAAGAAATAATTTTATTATTTTTATTATTGTTTAATATTTTAATATTTTTTGCTATTTTTATTAAATGTAAAATTGGTTTATTATTAATAATATTTATATCTTGAATTTTAAATATACAACCTTTATTATTTCCTTCTTGTATATAAACAATATCTTTTATTTTTAATTTATTAAAATTATTATTATTAGCAATATTACTATTATTATTACTATAATTTATTTTAAAATTTTTTATAATACTTGATTTCTTATTATTATAATAAAAAATTTTAATATTATTTTTTAACATTTTAACATTTTTTGCTATTTCTATTAATTTTAATTTATTATCAGCTGTTTTTTCTTTAACTTGATAAATATAACCTTTATATTTACCATCTGGAACATAAACAATATCATTTTCTTTAATTTCATTAAAATTAATATTATTACTCATTATAATATTAAATAATATTTTAAATTAAATTAAATTAAATTAAATTAAATAACCTAATGATTGTTCTTGTTTTTTATTTAATATATCTTATAATATAGTGTATTTCTTATAAAATTATTAACAGTTATTCCTCCTAATGAGATTATACCTTTTTTATCTAATTTATATAAAAAAGTTTGTATATTTTTTATTTAAAATTTTTATTCTAATTTTTTTATTTTTACATTATTATGTTCTATTGATAACTTATAATATAAATCTATATAAATTTTTATTAAATCTTTATTTTCATTTTTATTGTTATTATTTAAAATTTTTTTATTTTTTTATATTTATTTTAGGTCTTAGTAATTTTCCTGATGTCATAAGTTCTTTATTTTTTACAGTTATTACTCCTAATAAAGTTGAACCTTTTTATCTAATTAATCTAAAATAGTTTATATATTATTATTTTTTTTTTCTAACTATTTACTTTTTTCCTTTAATTATACAACATTTTTAGATTTTTAAAGTCATTAAACATTTTGTCATAATAATATCCTGTGAATTTATATGTAGTAGTGCAAGTTGGGATAAAAGAGCGAATATCTCGACATTCAGTAATATATTCTAATACTTTCGAAAATTGAATTAGTTCACCGTGATATTTCATTGGAATATATTTATCATACAAACCGAATTCTAAGTATTTATTATCACTTTCATCATATGGTATAACGTATATTGGAACTATCAAATTTTCCTCTTTCACTGACTTTGCAAAAACGTATTCTTTATTATTTTTAGGCGTATATTGATGTATTAATTTTGGTATTTCTAAATTGCAACTATAAATCATGTAATAAAAAATATATTGCTTTTCCTTGTGTTTTAACCCCACACTATATATTGAACCGTGTAAATCGATTATAGTATCTCCATAATCTAAAGTTGTATCAAATAAAATCTGACTTTTTCCTCTTGGCCATATCTGTCTTTTGTTATGTTTATTTAATTGACTATATTTATGCAAGCTATTTTTATTTAAGTAGATACTTTCATTTATTGGATGTGGATTCGATAAAGAATTGATATATTCATAATTTCCAATTTTTTTTTCTGTAGAAATATCGAATTCACAGTTTTCAATATCAATCGGAATTCCTTCTCGTTTTGAATTTTTAAGAGTCTTATTTATTTGGTTATATTGATTAATACATGGTTGAATATCTTCTACTACTTCAGGTAGATTCATTAATATTGAATTCAAAAACATTTGTATTTCTAAAATAATGAATTCACTCATTGTATAATGAATTCCTTTCTGTAAATAAAAATTTACATCAATATTTTCTGGTTTTGTAACACAAAGTCGCCACATACCACATTTACTTCTTGAACGCGCAAAAATAATATTTTTGGATGTTTGTTTTTCAGTAGGTTTTTTACCTTGGACTATTGTTTTCAATTGTTTTGATATAACATTAACATTCACAAATGTAATTTCATTAAATAAAAATTTACTTTCAAAAATAAAGCTAGTATTATTTAATATAAAGGTTCTATTTTTTCTGGAAATATTTATATTTTTTTTATTTTTTAATAAATTTGTATTACTATTTTTTGTAATTTCATTTATTTTAAATTTATTATTAGTATTAGTAGTTTTACTGCTTAACATTATATAATATTATATTTTAAATTAAATTAAATTAAATTAAATTAAATTAAATAACCTAATGATTGTTCTTGTTTTTTATTTAATCTATTTTTTATATTTTTAATTGTATATTGCTTTAATGTTATATTATTTTCTGTATATTTTTTATTTTTTAATCCTTTATAACTTTTAATTTTAATAAAAGGTGTTTCTTTATTTATATTATTTTTTCTTTTTAAATTAAATTTTTTTTGTAAAAATTGTAATGTTATTTCATAATTATTATTTAAATCTTCATATCTTAACAATAAATAATTTTTTACTCTATATTTATGATTTATCAAATATTCATTTTTAAGATTTCTTAATTCAAATATATTTTTGTATTTTTGATTATTTTTATAATTTCTATCTTCAGGAATTTCTTGATTGTTAATATCTACACTATAAAATTCATTATGCAGAAAATTATATATACTTTCTTTGTTTTGTTGTGGAATATGGTGTTTATTATTATGAAAACTATTTATCCATGAAATAGGTTCTCTTATAATACCTAAAAATAATACTTCATCATCATTTTCAATAATTGGATTTTTTTTTGAATAATCATAAAATCCGAAAAAATGTTTATAACCATAATGCCATATTAATTCTACTTCAAAATTTTCTAAGATTGCTTTTTCTAGAAAATTCGTTCCTGAGCACCGTTCGCCCATAATTGTAAAATATTTTATCATTTGTGTTTTAATATTAATTGATTTTTTAAATATTTTTTATAACCTAAATATATGGATAAATCTTTAATTTTTTATCAAACAGATAATTTTATTAAAAAATTTGATTTAATTGGTAATAAAAGTAATAAAAGTAATAAAAAAATTATTTTTTATAAATCAAATGATCCTTATCAACTTATGAAAGGATCTATTTATAATCCTCCTTTTTTTAAATTTTTCGTTTATGAAGAACCTAAAAATAAAGTAGATGTTGAAATAGCATGGAATTCTACATTAATGAATGGATATTTAATTATTCCTGAAAGTTGTGGAAAATATTTAACTAATAAACAGAAAAACTATAAAATTGTTAAAATTAATAATAAAAATTTTTGTATGTTTCATAAATCAAATGCTGATGTTTTTATTTTTTACGATAAATATAGAGTTATTGATTTCAGCATTATTGGAGTAGAAAAAGGAGGAACTACTTACTTAATGAAAAATTTAGCAAAAGTAAAAAGTGTTAATATGGCTATGCCTAGTCATCATCCTGGTGGTGAAATGCACTTTTTAGATAGTCATATCATGAAAATGCATGGTTCAATAAAATGGTTGCAATCTCATTTTGATTATAAAAATAAGTTAGTTGGATATAAAAATCCTAATCTAATTTATTTAGATTATACACATTATTATTTAAGTAAATTAAATCCTTACTTGAAAATGGTTTTAGTTTTAAGAAATCCTATTGATAGAGCTTATAGTGAATGGCATATGTTTAATCATGGTTCTAATTTTTGGAAAAATTCAGGAAATTTTAAATCATTTGAAGAATCTATTCATGATGAATTAAATTTGCGATTAAATGAAATACCTACTTTAGAAAGTGCTAATTTTCATCATTTGCAACGTGGATTGTACTATAAACAAATTAAAAATTTATTAAAATATTTTCCAATGGAAAATTTATTAATACTACTAAATGACGATTTGAAAAATAAAGAAAAAGAAACTTTTCAAAAAGTATTGGAGTTTATTGGAATGAAAAATTATAATTTAAATAATTTTGTTTTTGAAAAAAAAGTATTGGAAGGAACTTATACTAAAAATCAAAAAGAAAAAGATATAAATGTTAGTCTTCGAAAAAAAATGATTGATTTTTTCAAAGATGATGTTAAAAAATTAGAAAAATTATTGAAAATTAAATTGGATTGGTTTTAGATATTTATTTATTATTTATTTTTGTTGATTTTCTTTCACAAATCTATAAATTTTTGATATATCAATAAAATTATTTTTAATTTCTTCTAATCTTGGCTCGAATGATTTTATTTTTCCACTAAAGAAACTGTATAATGATTTTGGATGATGACCACCAGGACAATTCTTATTTGTAAAAACATTTTTTAAAACTTCTAATTCATTTTTATCTTCGTTTTCTAATTTTTTTATATTTATTGTATAACCTAATCCTAATGTATTATTAATTGATTTTTTATATCTTTGAATATGACTTCTATTATGATAATGTATTAAACATAAATCACATACAAAATATTTTACACTTGCCATATGATTACCATGATCTATTTTAACATTATTTAAATTATTATTTAAATTATTATATATAAATGTTTTTCTTGAATCTCCATAAGTATCGCATAAAGAAGCATGATTAAATTTTTTTATTGGATTATTACTATTTATTGTTTTTTTAGGATGTAAATAATCACATTTAAAATAATTAAATTCATTTCCTTTTTTAACTAATAAACTTTCTATATATTTATTAATATTTTTAATACTTATTTTATTCTTTTTTCTATTATAATAAACAATAAATTCATCAATGTCAATTGGAAAAAATATATCACATTTATTTTCATTAAATATTTTAGTCATAATTATTCCTTTTTCTTTATAGTCTTCATGTTTTTGGATATTAACACCATATTTAGAATTATATTTTTTACATATATTATATGTACCATCTGATGACATATTATCAATAATAAATAAATTTTTATATCCAAATATTTTTCCATGATATATTATCCATTCTTCAATTATATCTACTTCATCTTTTACCATTGTTGCTAGTATTATTTTCATATATATATATATAAATATAAATATTTATGTGAAAATGTGTGAAAATGTGCGAAAATGTGTGAAATTTTTAATTCATATTTTATTTTAAGAAATAATAATAAATTGATTTGTTTGAATTTAAAAAAAAAATAATTATTATTTATTAAATGACACTTATATTATCAATAGAAGGAAACATTGGTTCTGGTAAATCAACTATTATTGATTATTTAAAAGAAAAATATAAAAATGATACTAATAATGAAATAGTATTTCTACCTGAACCTGTTGATGAATGGGAGACTATTAAAGATGAAGAAAATAATACAATTTTACAAAAATTTTATGCTGATCAAAAAAAATATAGTTTTACTTTTCAAATTATGGCTTATATTAGTAGATTAAATTTATTAAGAAAAACAATTAAAGAAAATCCTGGAAAAATTATTATATCTGAAAGATCATTATTTACTGATAAATATGTATTTGCAAAAATGTTGTTTGATAGTGGAAATATGGAAAGCATACAATATCAAATTTATAATAAATGGTTTGAATCATTTTTGGATATTGCACCAATTAGTAAGATGATTTATTTAAAGACAGACCCTAAAGTTAGTTTTGAAAGAATATCAATTAGAAATAGAAATGGAGAAGAAAAAATACCTTTTGAATATATTGAATCATGTCATAAATATCATAATTCTATGTTTGATATTATTAAATTTGATAAAAAAATTATTGATTGCACAACTGATTATAAAAAAGACATTAATTATTTTGAAAATGTAACAAAAGAAATTATTGAATTTACTCAAAATTAGAATTTTAAATCTTCAAGAGTGTAATATATCTTAAAAATCATTAAATTATTATTTTTTTATAAAAAATCATTTATAAATTCTGTATTTTCTATAAATTTTATATTATTTATTTTTTTATTATATTCATCTTGATTATTTAAATAAAAAAATATACTATCTATCATTTCATGTATAGTTTTTACAAAAACTACACTATTTTTATAATATTCACAATTAACTATATCTTGATTATTCGGATAAAAACTAATCACTAATTTTTTACAACTTTGTACTTCATTGATTCGATAACATTCTAATAATGCATTTTCATAATATGATATATTTAATATTATTTTTGATTTTTTTATAAATTGAAATAAAGTATATTCATAAATATTGGAAATAATCTTCATTTTAAATTTTTTATCTAATTTATTTTCTATTTGATTTAATATTTTTCTTCGTTTTGGATTCATGACTCCATAAAACAATATATCAAATTCTTGAATATGTAAATTATTTAATAAATTAAATTTAGTTATATTGTTTGATGGATGAAAGTTATTTAATTCTAATATTAAATTATAATCTATGCACGGTAATCTAAAATAACTTAATTTTTTTTGTACTATAGCATTAAATTTACTTATATTTACATGACTATAATCCCATGATTTTTTACTATGAATCATTGATAATTCATATTTTTTATTTATCCACGGAGATATATCTTTTTGTTCCAAATTATATATAATGTAATTTTTTGGAAATGTCTTTACTTTTTGTGAAAATAATATAATATATAGATTTTCATTTTTTAAATCTATTTTTTCAGCTATATTTACTATATGTTTTTCTTTAGTTAATATATATTTTAATACATTTGATAAATAATACCCTGTTTTATTTGTAAATATAGTAATTATCATATTATATTTAGTTTATATAATTTATATATAATTTAAATATAAATATTTTTATAAACTAAATATAATATGATAATTAATAAGAATAAAAATAAAAATTTTAATTTTTTAGATAATATTGAAAATGTTAATATTTTAAAAAAAAACATAAATATTACTAAAACTACAAAAAAATACAAAATATTTATTATAAAATTAAAAAATTATAAAAATGGTGAAATTCAATTAAAAGATTTAATTGAATCTTTTGAATTATTTAATAAAAAATCAAAAATAAATATTTTTAATGCTATAAAAGGCAATGAAGGTCATAAAGTATTAAATGATTTTTTAAAAATATTTAATTTAAATAAAAAAGATTTTTTACCAAAATTATTACCTGATAAACATAAAGGTAGAATAGGATGTTTAGCTAGTCATTTAATATTATGGATTATGTGCATAATTAAAAATAAAAATTTTATAATATTAGAAAATGATTCATTATTAGTAAATGATTATCAACCAATTTTAAATAATATTCAAAAAGATGTTATTTTATTAGATCCTTTTTGTCCATATGATATAAATTATAATAAAAATATTAAAAAAAATAATAAAATAGATTTAAAAATAAATGATAAACATACAAAATTTAATAATTTTAAAACAAAAGGAGCATATTCATATATAATGACTCCAAATGGAGCTAAAAAAATTTTAAACTCTATTATAAAATCTAAAAAATGGCTTCCAGCAGATTATTATTTAAATGATAATTTATTAAATATTGGTACCACTAATAAAACTATATTTAGAATTAATAATAATTTTCCTGCAGGAGTTATTTCTTCTACAAAAAATTTATAATATAATTATAAATATTTATTACACCTTTTAACATTTATCTTTTAAATTAAATTAAATTAAATTAAATTAAATTAATATTTTATTTATTATGGATAAAAATTTAGATAAGATTTTTAATTATTTGTTTTATATAGATTATTATGAAGATTTAAAAAAAAATAATATTAATAACTTCAATAAAGCATTCAATCACTTAAAAACAAATGGATTGAAAGAAAATCGTTTTTATTCATTTGAACATTCTAAATTATATTATGAAAATTCTTGGGTTTTATATAAAAGACAAAATAATGATTTAAAAAATATTAATACTGAAAAAGAAGCTTTTGAACATTATATGAATTATGGAATTCATGAAAAAAGATGTTTCATTCCATTAGAAATAAAAAATATTCATCAATACAACTGGGATTTATTTGATACTAAATTTTATATTGAATTTAATAATTTAAAAATAGATGTTAATCATAAAAAAGCAAAAGAAAAAGCAATTCATCATTTTAAAACTATTGGTTATAAATTAAATTTAAAACATAGTACAAATTACTCATATTTATATTATAATATTGATTGGGAAAGATATATAGCAGAAAATGATGATTTGAATTTTAATGACTTTAAAAAAGCATTTATGCATTATATAAATTACGGTAGTTGCGAAAATAGATTGATTTATAAAAAAAATGATGTATCTTCTAAATTGAAAATCTTTAATTGGAAATTTTATTTAGAATTTAATTCCGACTTAATCAATAATAATATTTGCACCAAAGACAAAGCTATTTTTCATTTTAAAAATAATGGTTATAAAGAAAATAGACTTTACAGCAATTATCATTATTTATTGTTTATGAATTATGATTGGAATAAATACTCTTTATCTTATCAATTAAACTTGAATGAAAAAAAAGCATTCAAACACTATTTAGAAAAAGGACGCCTTAAAAATTACAATATTTTTTATAAAATTAGTGAAAAAAATCTTTGTATGGATTTCTTTAAGTCATTTAATAAATTAGATTTTTTAAAAGATTTTGAAAAATGCAAAAAATATTATTTGAAATTAGAAAAAAAAATACCATATTCATATGAACATTATTTAATATATTTATTATTTGATTGGAATATGATGTTTAAAGAAAATGAAAAATATTTGAAAGTGTTAAATATAATAAATAGTGAAGATTTTTTTATTGAATATATTAATAATTATAAAAAACATAAAATAAATTTATTATTGAATAATGATGAAAAATTGGAAATTATATATAAATTTGAAAATTTAGATAATTTATTTATTGATTCGGATTTAATATTATCCATTATTAATTATAATTTAATTGATTTTAGCAATACAAGTATATTAAAATTAATTGAAATTCAAAATAAATTAAATACTATTTTAAATTTTCATTTTTACTTTATTGAATCTATTCCTGGTTTTGAGTTTCATCAAATGAATAATACTAATAATATTTATGATACAAAAAATAAATTATTTTGTTTTGTTATATCATCCTTTAATAATCAATCAAATATTTATTATAATTTATTATCTGTTATATATCAAAATTATAAAAATTGGTTGATTTATTATACAAATGATGCGTCAAATGACAATACTCATGAATTATTTTTAGAAATTGTTAAAAAATATAATATTGAAAATAAAGTAGTTTATGTTAAAAATATTACAAACATGAAACAATCTTATTGTAAAAATAATACTTACAAAAAATTAAATGATTTTGATATTGTTGTTTTATTAGATGGAGATGATTGGTTAGCAAGAAATAATGTTTTAGATTTATTATGTTGCGAATACAATAAAAATGAACATTTATTATTATATTCTAATTATTTAGTTTATTATGATAATGAAATTAGTAAAAATGTTGTTGGTAACGAATATCCTATTGAAGTGAAAAAAAATACATCTTATAGAACCTTTCCATCTTGGCTTTTTACTCATCTAAAATCAGGTTACGCTTGGTTATTTAAAAAAATACCTGATTCATATTTTAAGAAAGACGGAAAATGGCTAGATAGATGCACAGATTTAGCTGAAATGTATGGAGCTTCTGAAATTGCAGGAAATAAAGTAAAACATGTAAATGAAACTTTGTATGTTTATAATAAACAAAATTCTTTAAAATATGTCAATTCATATTATAATGATTATCAAAGTGAAAATAGGAAAAATATTGAAAACCATGTTAAATCATTGAAACCTTTGAAATTTGTTTTACCTAAAATGTATATTATTAATTTGAAAAATAAAAATGAATTACAAGAAAATATGATAAATCAAATGAATCAATTATTAATTGATAAAAATAAATATGAATTTTTTGAAGCATTAAATGGTTATACTGAGCAAAAAATTATTGATAAATATGAAGAATATAATTTAAAATATAATAATAATAAAATAAATAAAACTACTTTAACAGTCACAAAAAAGCATATTAACTCATTGGGTGCTTTAGGAATTATTTATTCAACAATTGAATTATACAAGAAAATTAATGGAAATGGAAATGGAAATGGAAATGGAAATGGAAATGGAAATGGAAATGGAAATATTGACCACGTTTTAATTTTAGAAGATGATGTTTATTTTCATAAAAATTTTTATTTGTATTATCAATTATTGGACAAAGATTTAAAAAATAAAGATTTTATTTTTTTGGGTTTTAATTCAATTGGCAAAAGATTTATGAATGTTATGGATCAAAAAAATGTTAAATTAATAAATATTAAAGATATTGATTATTGTGATGATACAATTTATGGAGCATATTCTTATATTTGTAGTCGAAAATATAGAGATTTTATTATAAAACTGGGAATTGAATTTTTTATAGAAAATAATGTTAATTTAGATGCTGCACTAAATATTTATATTAATAATAATGATGAAAAATATGTAGAAAATGATTTGAACTTTTATTTATTAAATAATCATTTATTTATTCCTGAAGTTAGAAAAAATGGTATTAATAAAATGCGAAATACCAATTATTATATTGAAAGAAATATTCATTTAACTAATTATTTAATTTAATTTTTTTTTATATTATATTTTTTAATTTATATGAATTCTGAAATAAAAAAATTAGAAAATGAATTTGACCTAAATTTTTATATTTCTATGAATAATGATGTTGCTATTAAATTTAATTATGATTATGATTTAATAAAAGACCATTTTTTTAAATCAGGTTATCAAGAAAAACGTTTATATAGTAAAATTGAATCTAATTTATTTTATTTTCATGATTGGATTAAATATTTGAATATGAATAAAGATATTGTAAAACAAAAAGTAAATAATGAAGTATTAGCATTTAAACACTATTTAGAACATGGAATTCATGAAAAAAGAAATATTTATCCTAAAAATATTATTAAATATGAATCTATTAATATTCCAATGGAAAATAAATATGAAATAATAGATATTGATTTTGCTAAAGAAATGAATGAAAAATTTATAAATTTAGAAAATAATGAAATTATTCATTATATTGATTCTCATTTTAAAAATGAATTTTTATTATATTCATTAAATCATAAAAATTTATTTTTAAATTACGATTGGAATCAATATCTTCAAGAATATCCAGACTTAAAAGTAAATAAAATTTTTGATACATTTTCAGCTATTGAACATTATATTCATTTTGGTTCTAAAGAAGGAAGAATTATTAAACCTAACAATAATTTATTAAATACTTATTTTACTCATCATGAAAATAATAAGACTGTTATAAATAATGTTGATGTTGATAATAATGAATCTAAAAAAATTATCAATAAAAATAATTGCATCTATTTTAACGATAAATTAGAAGAAGAATATAAAAATCTATTTGTAGATTTTAAAAATAATATTTTAAATAATTGTAATGAATTGATTTATGAAAAATATTTAATTAAAAATAAAGAAGATATAAATAAAATATATGAATGTTTATGCTTAGATTTTGACTATAAATATTATTATTTATTAAATAGTACTAAATATGAATTATGCAATAATGAATTAGATTGTTTAAAACATTTTTTCCATAAAGGAATACAATTAGCCTTACCATATTCTAAAAATCATTATTTATTATGGATTAATTATGACTGGAATGATTATGTAATTAAACATAAATTAACAAATGATTCATTTGAAGCATTTTTAGATTATATTAAAAATAAATTTTATTTACATAAAAATTTAAATTTACCTAATGTAAAATATCCAATTGAAGAATTTGTTAATGAGTTTTATTGTTATATTTATGATAGTGAAAGCAATTTAGAATTAAAAAAAAATGATATATTAGTCAATTATAATAATTTTTTAAAAAAAGATATAAATAAAATATTTCCAAATATTTTTAATTATTTTTTAAGTATTATTATTAATTGGAAAACATTTGCTTCATTAAATAATGTAAATGGTGAATTAAAAATGTATGAACTTATTCATTTATTTAAAAATAACGGATACGATTTTGTAAAATATAAGGTAGAATTTAATTCTTTGATTAATTTGAATATTCCTGATAAAAATACATTGATTCATTTAGAAGAATTTAATGAATTTTATTATAAAATTATTCAATATACAAAAAATAATAAATCTATTTTTAATTTGTCACAAATAAATAAGCAATTCAATAAATTATTTAATAAAAACTTATTTGATATTCCTAAACATTTTGATTTTATTAATGTTCATCCTTATGCAAATGCAAATGCAAATGCAAATGCAAATGCAAATGCAAAATATGGAACTAATATTAATGATTTGGATTTACATTTTAATTTTATTATTAATTATATTAATAATTATGATGAATTATATTTGTTATTAACAACAATTTTTTATCAAAATTATAATCAATATAAAATATTTATTTTAAATAAATGCGATGATCCATTTTTAGAAGAAAATATTCATAAAATAAAAGAAAAATTAAATATTAATAATGAAATGATTATTATTACAAATAGTGAATTAAATGACAATTTACTGATTTATAATAAAAATAAAAATCAACAATTAAATGTTGATGATATTAATATTGATAAAGAATTATATAAATCGAATATATTAAAATTAAAAAATAATTTTAAAAATTATGATATAAATATTTTTATTGATACAAATCATTATTTAAAAAATAATAATATTCTTGAAAATATATGTAAATTATATAATAAAGATACTTTTATTTTTGAAAAAATTTTAATTCAAACAAATAATATTGATAATAAATTGAAAAATGTTTTTATGATTATTAATACAAATAGTTTATTAAATAATTTATTTTTACTAGTTAATTACCATAATTTTGTTTTTCCTGAGAAAAATATAAAATTATTAAATAATTATTGTGTTTTAAATAATCATAATTATATTGATTCTGGATTTTATAATGTTGATTTTAAATTAAATACTGATTTTATTTATCAATTACCAATATTCATTTTATATGAAAATGAAGAAAATTTAAAATTTATGAATGAAATATCGAATTATAATATTATTCAAATTAAAAATTTAGAGGAATTTAATAATTTTATAGAATATATAAACTTAAATAATATTTACAATAATATAATACTTATTTTAATTGATAAAATAAATTCTAATTTTACTAAAATTAATTTTAATTATGATTTAAACAGCATTAATAATTATAATTTAATTAATATTTTCAATAATTTTGATAATAAAAAGAAAAATATTAAAAAAGGTTCAAAAAGTGTTTTTAAAATTTTTAATTATGAAGCAATGATTATCAATCATGAATTTAGAATTAATTATTTATTATCTAATGACAAAAAATAAAAGGCAAAATAGAATTTGGAATTTGGAAACAAAAGAATTTATAAGAATAAATTTAATATTTTTTTTAATTTTATATTATATTTTTATGAAATATTTAATATACAAAGGAACTGGTGGATTAGTTCATATGTTAAATGGTATTCAAGCTGCTGTATTATTATGTAAAAAAGAAAATAGGATTTTGATTATTGACACTGACCAATTAAGTGCATTTAAAAAAAACTTTTCTGAATATTTTTTTATTTATGATAAAGAATTAACTTATTTTACTAATTATGAAAATATAGATTTAAATTTAGAATTTAATGGAATGAAAATAAATGATATCATTCATAAAAAAGCTCAGTTTAGGGATGGTAAATATTATTTAGAAGGGTCTGATATACGAATTCAAAAACATGTTGATGGAAATGAAGAAGATGTATTAAGAGTATATGCTGGTCACAGTGAATGTTTTATTGAAAATATTAGACTTCAAAATAATATATTATATAACATTTTTGATTCTACAATTAAAACTATTGAACAATATAATCAATATATTTCAGTTCATTTTAGAAATACGGATATGAAAAATAATATGAAAGATTTTATTATTAAAATTAAAAATGCTTGTGCAAAATATAATATTTCAAATGTATTTATTGCGACGGATGATTACTATGCTTTTAATACATTTAAAAATTTTTTACCAAAAGTAAATTTTTTTAGAATGCATGAAGTTCAAAATTTTAATGGTAAAAATATACATTATAATATTCAAGATAAAGATTTATTAATTAAAAATACATTGATAGATATTTATATGATTATTAAATCTAATTATTTTATTCCTTCACTAAATTCTGGTATTTCTAAATGGATTATTTATCAAAAAGAAAATACTGAACACCGCATTTTTGATGACGAATTTAATTTTGAAGTACTTTAATTTTTATTTATTTTTATTTATTTTTATTTATTTTTATTAAGTTTGACTTTATTTTTTATTTTTTTATTTATTATTAATGACTAAACCTATTCGTATTATTCAAGTAAGTCATCCTGGTTCAGGAAGTACTGTATTAAGTAACTTATTAATGGCTTTTTTACAACCTTATGAAAATGTTATTTTTATGGGAAAAAATTTCTATAAAGAAGAACTTGTTCATAATAATATTGTTATAAAAACTCATGATAAATTAATTGAAGAATGGAATAAAAAATATGAAAATATATATGACTTATATTATATTATTTCAGATAGACATGATTATGATTGGGATACTTATAAAAATAATAAAAATTTTTTATTTATAACTTATGAAGAATTATTAGAGAATGATAAAAATTCAATAGAAAAAATATCTTTAAATGTTTTTAATAAAGTAAATGATTTTTTACCTAAAGAATATATGATTTATAATAGAAAAAATGTTAGTATCCAAAATGGAATTAATAGAATTAATAATATGAATAAAAGATATAAAGAAATAAAAGATAAACCTTTTGAATTTGTTGATAAATATTACCAAATTCATGGAAGTCACAGAAATAGAAAGAAATAAATTTTTTATAAATAAATATTAATTAGTTATTTTTTTTTTATTTTTTTATTTTATTTTTATAGTATGATTTTTGAAAATATAGATGATTTTTTAGATAATAATAATGATCATTTAGTTAGTTTTACCGTAAGTACTTATAATAATATTAATTTAATTAGAAATTTATTAACTAGTGCTTTACAAAATAATATTAAACTTATTTTTTTTGCTTTAGATAAAGAAATAGCTGATTTCATACATAAAAATTTTAATTCATCTGTTACTATTGTTTTATATAATGTAGATGTATCAAATAAAAGTAAAAATAGTGATTCTTCATCATCATTAACAATATATAAATATGGTTCTCAAGAATGGGCTTCTATTGTATATTATCGTTATTTTATTTGTCATCGATTATTAAAAGATGGAAGAAATATTGTTTATATGGATACAGATGTTTTTATCAATAGAAACTATTTAATTGATATTAAAGAAAAACTTCGTGTTAATGATATTGTTATTCAATCAAATGGTAATGATTGTTGCACAGGTTTTTTTGCTATGAAATCGAATAAAAAATTAATTAACTTTTTTAATAAAAAAAATATGATAAATAATTTAAAATGTTATGAATTTGGTGGTAATGGAGGACCAAGTGACCAAAAATTTTTTAATCATTATATTGGAAAACATATGAATGATTTTAATTGTGTTTTATTAGAAAGAAATTTTTATCCAAATGGAAATTATTTTTATGAAAATTCTGAATTAATCAATGATTATTGTTTTATTATTCATTTTAATTGTCTAAAAGGTGAATACAAGAAAATAAAGAAAATTATTGAATTTGATAAATTAGTTGTAAAATTAATTGATTATTTGCCAAATGATGAAGAAACTTTGGCTCAAAAAGATATCATGGAATATAAAAATTTACTTGATTCGATTAGTATTTATGATGATTCAGAATCAATGGATTGTGATTTTAATAATGAAGATGAAAAAGAATTAAATGAAGAAGGAAATGGAAATCAAAATGCTAATATCCATTTAATGAATCAATTTGAAATTGATGATAATATTATTGATAATGAAGAAAATAATATTATTGATAATGAAGAAAATAATATTATTGATAATGAAGAAAATAATGATTTTCAAATAAATATTAACTTAACTGAAGAAAAATAATTTATTCACCAATATTAAAAGTTTTATCCATATAAATTGAATCTTTTTTTAATTCATAAATTTCTAAATGTTTATCTTTATAAATTGAATTTAACGTTAATATTACATAATTTTACATAATTTTGTGGTCTTCTTTCAAAATTTGAATATTTACCTTTTAATGGTACATTTCTAGGACATACTAAATAACCAATTCCATTGGTTTCTAATAATTCTTGCATGTTTGTTATTATTTCTTTTCTTATTTTACTATATACAACATTTAATACATTTATACAAACAATATTTTCGTATTTTTTTATTGGATAGTTATCAAAATAATATGGATCATATTTATACCATTTGTTATAAATTGCGTCAAAACCATATCCACATCCATAATCTAAGGTATTTTCTGATAAAATATTTAATTGTTCAAATATTGTTGATGATTTACTTGGATTTTTACGTTTTAATGCTCCTCCAATTAAAACTTTAGTTTTATTGACTCTGATTTTTGACATTTTCTTATTATTACATTTTTGTTTTTATATAATATTATTTTCTTTATTATTTTGAAAAACATATTTAACATAAAATTCATTTAGTGTTTTTGTAAATGCATTTAAAAAATCATTTTCTGATGTATATGTTTCTACATCTGGTAATTTATAGATATTTTGCAGTTCTTCATCTATAATTGCCTTTAATTTATATCCTCTTATATAATTTATAGTAGATGTTAATTTCGTTTTGTAATATTGTGGATTTGTTTCTTTTAATGTTAAAGAAAACATTGCATAACAATCATTAAATTGTTGATGATAATTATTGAAATCTAAATCTTGAACAAATTTAATTTTATCTTTATGTTTTTTAAATTCTTCTGGTATTTCTCCTCTGCCAACAAATCTTATTAAATATTTTTTTTTATAATCATGTTCTAATATTTTTAATAATAAATTTAAATTTCGTCTTTTTGAATGAACACCACCAAAATGACCTTGAACTACATATATTGGAATATCCTTATTCATGTTTTTTCTTGTCATATGAGGCATGACATCCGCATATAAAAATCTCTTTGCTAATGGTGTTAAAAAGAATACATTTTGTAATTGTTTAATAAACATATCAATATCATGTGATATAAAGAAATATTTATTTGGGTTATATTGTTTTATTTTATCAATATGTTTAGGATAAGCTGTGCAGTTAATATAAAAATCAAATGTAGGGTTTAGATTAAATTCTATTTCTGGATATTTTTTTTGTATATAGATTTTAAAACTTTTATCCCAATCATTTACTTTTAAATATATTTTTGTTATTTTTTGTTTTCCAATAATTATTTGATGTTTTATTATAATACTTTCTATGATTTCATAATGACCTTGTATATCATTTATTATTTGTAAAATCATATATATTGTTTAATCATTATTTTTTTTTTATTATTTATATTAATTTCATGCATTTAATTATTTCGTCTTTTTCTTTGCATCATAAAAATTTTTTTTTAAATATGAATGGACTTCAATATAAATTTTTAGTTTTTGATGACTTAATTAAAAAAATTAATAAAAAATATTTATTTTCATGTAAAATAATATTTTTAACAGAAAATGAAAAAAATCCTAAAATTGATTCTATGAAAGAAGAAAAAACAAAGATTAATTCTATGATTCATCTTATAAAAAATTATAATGAAATGATTCATTTATATATTTTAAATATTTCTGATTTTCATATTTGTGAATCATCTTTATTTTTTATAAATGAATTTACGAATCAAAAAATTGACTTGAATCAATTAAATTCATTATTTTCGAATGTTCATTCTAATCATTCGAATGTTACTAATACTTTTAAATTACCTCAAATCATTATGAATAATCATTTTAATTTAAATGTTGTTATATGCGGAGTTTGTAGAAATATTTCTGAATTTATTTTTAATTCCTTTCATAAATTTATTTATTTAACTTATTATTTTAAACATTCAAAAATTATTATTTACGAAAATGATTCAAATGATAATACACTAGAAAAACTTAATTTTTTTAAAAACCTTTTTTCTTCTTTCAATATAGAAATTATTATATTAACAGAAAAAAATATTCAAGGTTCTATTACTCAAAGAATTTCTCATGGTAGAAATTATATTTTAGATTATATTTATATTCATCAATTAAATCCTGATTATTTGATGTTTATGGATATGGATGATGTTTTAATTCAATTTAAATGTGATTCTATTATGAAACCTTTTAAATCTAATTTTGAATGGTCTATGCTTGGGGCTAATTCATTGATTTATTATGATATGTGGGCACTGCGAACCATGAATAAACCTAATGAAGATTTTTGGATTGGTAAAAAAGAAAATAATAAATATATTGTACCAAAAGATAAAATTTTAGAATCATATTTTATTGTAATAAGTGAATCTAAACCAATACCTGTTTTATCTTGTTTTAATGGTATTGGAATATATAAATATAAACATATAGTAGATTGTAAATATGATGGTTCTACTACATGTGAGCATGTATCTTTTCATCAACAAATGATTGAAAAATATGATGCTAAATTATTTATTTTTCCTAATTTAATGGTTGGACCTCATAAAATATTAGGAAAAAATATGGATACTTATAATACTAAAAATTTTAAATTAGTAAAAAATAAATTATAATTTTGATTTTTTATTTTATTTAATGATTATTGCTCACGTATTAAATCCTGTGAAAGTCAATGAATCAAATCCTAGTTATTTATATTATACTCAACCCGTTAGTTTTGATTCCATGTATGTTTCTAAGAAATATGCTGAAGAAAATCATGATTCCTGGAAAATAAATTTATATTCTGTTCATTATCCTGAAGATAATGTTATTGTTCCTAATTATTTTATTAAATTACCTTATTTAACTAGATCAATTAAAGATAAATATCCTGATATTTCTAATAAAAAATTACCATTTGTTCAAGATATTTTTGATAGTATGTTAAAATATATTAAAGCGGATTATTATATTTTTACGAATTCTGATATTATTTTAAATGAAAAATGTTATGATTTTATTATTAAAAAAATAATAAGATATAATTATGAAGCATTGATTATTAATAGACGTGACAATATTCCTAAAATGATTAATAATATTCGTTTAGGAAGTGAGCATTTAAATTTAATTAACATATTAGATGGTGAAAGGCACATGGGAAAAGATTTTTTTGTTATGAAAAAAAATATTTTAGAAAAAATTAATATGAAAGATGTTTTTATTGCTCATCCTCCATGGGGTGGTTTATTAACTAAATATTTACGTTCTTTAACCAATCAATTTAAATTATTTGGTTTTGAATATTTTACTTATCATTTGGGAAATGATAATAATCACGGTAATTCCAATACTAAAAATGAATTGACAATCATTAATACGGAAAATGCCAAAATTGTTGAAGATTTATATTTGTAATTGGGAATGCATTTTATTTATGGTTTCTACAAAATGTATATTATCATAAGTTTCTAATATTTTATTTATACAATTCATTCTTCTTTGGAGAGGTGTTTTACCTTGCGTTTTTTTAGAATGTATATGAATCTTTTTTTCTATAGATAAAGCTTCACTTTTTGTTAAATCTTCTATTTTTCCATAATAATTCCATGTTCCATTTCCTTTTTTCATTTTTGTATATTTAGCTCCTCCTTTTATGATACCATTATGCTTTCTTAATCTTTGAATTGGATTATTTGTTATTCCTATGTATGTACAATTATTGTTTGGGTCAGTATTTGTTAATAAATATACTATATAATTATTCATTTATATTTTTATATAATATATAATATATATTAAATATTTATATTGAGATTGAGATTAAGATTAAGATTTATATTAAGATTAAGATTTATTGATTTAAATTCATTTATTTTAATAATTCTTCTAATTCATTTAATCGTATTCTATTTTCTGTGTCTAATTTTTTAGCTTCTTCTAATCCAAATTTTGTTGTAAATAAATTATCTTCAATAAATTTACCCATTCGTACTTCATATAATTGTTTTGTTTCTTCAAAAGCTTGTTTATAATTTAATTTTTTATTCAATAAACTATATACCATACATCGTTCAACATCATAACCTGATAATAAATCTGCTTCTCTTACAATGTGATATTCTTTTTGATATATTCCTAAATTTGGAAATCCATTTTTTTTTACAGTAGAATATGACATTGTATTCATGATTTGAATAATATTATTGATGTCATTTTCTTTATATTCTGTATTTTCCGTATTTTTTAAAAAATTTTTGATTTCATTTAATCCTTGAGATTGATCCATATATTTTTTATCACACATATCATGC